TACATATGAGAGTGTATCCCAAAAATGCAGAAGACACAACTTATTTTAGAAACTTTTTTGGAGATTTTTTATCAGTCCATCACGCAAGAAATTTTGAGTGGGATGATGCGGATGGAGACTTCGCCCGTGATGATCAACGAGTTAGAATAGAGATGCCAGTTGACAACGTAGGTCTTATCTGCCTGTCCATTTTCTTCTTCGATCAAGCGATTCATGGCATTCAATGTGTAGAGAGTATTCGTCTGCTTCTTGCGATGAATGAGAATCGTGTTGGGGAACTTGGGGGCGTCTTTACGCATGTTGAGAACATTGTAGGTGAGGTAAACTTCCTTGGGGTTCTTGACATTTGCGAAGGCGAAAATTCGGTTGCTGTACACTTCGTAGAACTTGCGAATTTCTTCGGCAAGTTGGCGAAAATCTTTACTGTTGGAGAAAGTACACAACAGTTGGCGGTTGTCTAGGTCTTGCATAAAGGTTGAAACAAAGTAACGGATTTAGGACTTCACATAAGGCGTCAGAAATGTAACGGCTTCTTTGAAACCAAGTTCGTCTGCTTTCTTGTATAGTTCGTTCAACTGCTTGATGCACGCTTCATTCAAAGGATTGGCAACGTTTGTCAAGGCAGTATCATCGGTTTGCATTATCTGCTTCACCACTTCTTTTTCTGCCGCCACTCGTTCAGGTGTGCGAGGGGCTGGTGGTGGAGTTGGAGAAGATGGGGCAGGAGGTTCTGGTTTTTGATCACCACGAACAGGTTCCACTGCCAGCTGCTTATCACCTTGAGAAACCGTTTTGTCAGTCACACTATCACCGCCACCTGTAGAAAAGAGATTGCTCGCTGGTTTTTCATCCTTTTCGGGCTTCTCAGGAGCGGGTTCTTTTTCGGGGGCAGGTTCTTTTGGTTTTTGTTCTGGTTTCTCTCTAGGAGGTTCTTCGGCAGGTTTCTTTGGCATCGGGTTGTATTCTACATACTTTCCCGGGTTCTCTTGCATTGCCTTGTGCTTATGTTTTGCCGAAGGCCATGTTACGAGAATGCCATCTTCTTTGCGGTATGCTTGCCTATCGGGGTACTTGCCTTCAACCATTCGGTTAGTGACATTGACGGCGACTTCCTTGGTGATACCTTTCTTGACGAAATAATCACGTAGCGCATCCATGTGCGCTTCTTCTTCCATACGGAAAATGCCGTCGCTAATACGCTCGTCCAAACAGACTTCGGCAAATACTCTATCAACAATGCTAGACATACCTTTGGAATATAAATATCCAAAGGATTTGTCAAATGCGTTATTTTACAGGGCGATCTGCTTTACATCTTGGTAGGAGCTACCAATGTAGGTTTTCATGGGGAACATGCCCTGATTGCTCATGATCGCACGAATATGGTTGAGGGTTTGGAGACCATCATCCTTGTGGAAATCATAGAGAACAGCGTCATAGGTGTAGAGCACCGCCTTGGTCTTTTTGGATGCCAAGTACTCCATTACCTGCCGAATTTGAGGGATGGCTATTTCACCTTCAACTGCTTGAAGAATGTAGTTGAAAACTTTGGTGGGAGATGGGTCTTGAATGTGGTGCTCGGTAATACGACGTTTGAATACCGGCGTTTCCACATATCCATTCTTTTTGAAGAATTCCCACTGCGTATCAATGTAGGTTTTGAGATTGGCAAGATACTTGATATGTGCGTATTTGTCTTCTACACCGCCGTAGAGTTGGCGGAACGTGAGTTGCTTGGCATTGGCAATATCCGTTTCGTCCACCACCTTCTTTTGGTAGTAGAGGCGGGCAAGGTACTCGTAAATATCCACGTCAGTTGCCAAGGGATAATCGGTCAAACGACAGATGATTCTAGGATGGAACGCAGTATAGTCCACGACCACCATTCGTCCATCATTGCCATACCGAGAAACGAAGCAGGAGCGACTACCATCGTCTTTATTCAAAGCAGCATAGTTGATGCCGCCATAACGATTGCTCGGGCGTCCCGTGGACGTATAGACGTTGTACTGACTAAATACGAGTCCTTTGTCGTTTGGTTTGGCATTGAAATGTTTCTCAAACAAGGCAGCATCTACGAATATGCCATTTCGTTCTATTTTTCCAAGAGTGTGATTCAAATCGTTGAATTGAAGGAAGGCATCGTTCACATTGAACTTTTTCACCACCCGAGAAAAGTCATCACACATATCGTCAAATGCTTCCATATGTTTCACTAATGGAATCATCCGATTGACTTGTGAATGTCCGTGAGCATGACGCCGCACAAGATTGTGAGCCGCAGTTTCGTATTCAGACCACTCCGAGACATCATTCTTGTCCAAGAATCCACAGAGGTTTGCATCCAACACTCCCGGCAGCGGAACTAGCTGATGAAATGCCTTGGCGTCAAATGCCCATCGTTTGTTTGGCGGTAGGCGGTTCCACGCATACTTGAGAAACATCCGAATGTTGACTTGTGGTTTGGAATCGGGATGTTGAGACGAGTAGTAGTAAGTCTTTCCAGTGGAGATATTTCGGAAGAAAATGATGGAGAGAGAATTGCCAGCAGGATGAACTCCGTCCTCAACGGGTATGGCGTGTACAATCCAATCGCCCGACTGGTTTTCGGAAAAGAATTTGCCTGCGTCTGAAACTGTCTCAATCATCAACTGAGCACTTTACCAGATTTATGGCAGAAGTCAACTACTTTTAAGCGGAATGCCGAGGCGCAGCTTGATATGCTCTCGCAATGGAATGACACCAGCGGTGATGGTCGTTGTCCATTTTCCAGCTTCAATAGCATCTTGAATGTCCACGATTCGGAAAATGATGTTTTCGTGAGAGTATGGTTCAGGAAGATTGCGAACCAAGAACATCATAAACGTGCGAAGACCGCCAATGCCTTGAATGGTAAATGTTGCTTGAATACCGGGCATGATGCCGGTGTATTTTGGGTTTTGTTCTTCGTCGCCATCATCCAAGAGCATTTTGAGAATGTCTGAGGCTGGCAACGCCAAGCGACGAATGTGAATCTTTCCACCCGATTTGATGGTCATTTGATATGACCCATTGCACGGAGAAATCTGTTGCAAACTTCGCATTGTTTCGGCGTGTGAATCATCCTTATTTTTCTTGATTGGTGGTGGATTCTTATCTGCATCCAATGCCAAGCGGTCTTTGAACTTGTAATCCAACAGCTCATTATCACCGTTCGTCAATACAACATTTCTGTCGGGTTGGTTGGTTTGAGCGTAGATAGTACGAATAGCTTGAGCATTACTCAGTGTTGGTTTGAATCCAATGCCGAGCAACAAACTGTCCGCATCAAAGTAATCAAAGGTATATGGTTTGCCGCCATTGGCAGTATGAATGAACTTGTAGTCCACGATTTTCATCGGGGCGGGGTCGTCCTTTGCCAATCCCTTCTTTCCAGTTCCAGATACCAATCTGAAGTCCCAATATCCACCACCAGCATCGCTAATATCTGCCATCATTTTCTCAACCAGTTGGGCATAGGTCTTTACACTATCGCCTTCTACCAATGCTTTGAGATACGCAACGTTGACATAGAGATTCTTGAGGTATCCACTGAACTTTGCAGGATACTCCTTATTTCCTCCCGGCACACTGACGGGATTTTGGAATGGAAATGCATTATCACCCGGCTTACATCCACCTTTGCCGTAGCGAACCCGATTGATCAACTCATCCAAATCATCACGGTATGTTCCACCGCTCTGCATACAGACGCTATAGACCCGATAATCAGCAAGACGTTTCTTCTTCGCTGCATCAGCACGCTTGATAGCATCCGACTTCATATCAGAGGCATTCTTCAAAATCTCATAGTCGTCGTTAGACTGGTCTTGTTTTTCAGAAGGGGTAAACCCATATATGCCTTGTTGATACTTTGGGGCGAACTTGTTTGGAATCAATAGAACACTTCCATCACAAGAAATCAAGTTTGGATGCCCGTTGATGGCAACATCATCAATATCAATACGGAAAATCTCCGCTTTTGGATTGAGTGATCTCAGCATCTCACAATGCTTGTTGATACATTCAATCACCAACCCCAAGTTTAGCCACAGGTCTTTGTTCTGTGCCTTGCGGTCAAAGTCCTCTTTCTTGTTGTC